GGAAGTTATAGTGCTCCGCCACCTGCAGGCTGAGACCGCTCTTGGGCTCGGTCACCACGTCCACGCTGCCCGGCAGCGTCACGCCGTCGGGGATCGCCGGCAAACGGGTTGCCACGACCATGGCTTCCCGCTGGGCCACAAAGCCCTTGGACACACCGGCCGCGAGGCCGTTGTAGCCGTAGACGGAGATGCCCGCCACCGTGCCGATCTGGCCGGAGGCCACCACGTCACCGGAACGCTGGGCGTTGGCGACGATGTTGGCGTCGTTGAGCAGGCTGGCGTAGTTGCCCGGGGACAGGACCGCGAAGCGGCCGCCGACGGGCACCTTGTTGTTGTCCAGCGCCAGACCCGCGCTCACGATGGAGCGGAAGGTGGTCGCGTCTGCCGCCACCGTCAGGGTGGAGGCGTAGTGCGTGGTCACGAGGCCGAGGACCGAATCCACCATCGCCTTGCCCAGCGCGTGGGCGGCCTGTTCCGCAAAGCGGTTGATCAGGTTGATGTTGGAGCTGGTGCGCTCGTCGTCGTTCACCGCGTAGGTGGTGTGCTTGAATTGGTTCAGCGTCACCGTCACGTCGGTCTGCGTCACGTCGGCGGGCACGTAGCCGGCCGTTGTGGAGTAGTCCGAGGCGGACTGGATGCTGACGATGTGAGTGGTGATGGAATCCCCCTTGCGGGCGGTGGCGTCCGAGAAATCGGAAACCCCGCTGGAGATCCAGTTGTAGTTTTCGACAAGGAGCTCCAGCGCGCGCTGGGCGATGACCTTGCCGTTCGAGACGGAACCGAGTGTGTTAGCCATGTTGTTGTGTGTCCTTTGTGGTTATCGCGCCAGCTGCAGTTTTTTGAAGATCTCCGCGGCGCGGCGGGGATCCTTTTCCGCGTTGAACTGCGAGAGCAGGTCGGCACGCGAGAAGGTGGTTTCCGGGGATACTTCCAGGGGCTGGGTGCCACGGCTGGCTTCCAGCTCGATCACCTTGGCGGCGATCACGGAAGGCACGGGTTGGGAAAGTTCCTTGGCTTCGGCTTTGGCCTCGGCGGCCACGGCGACGGGCTCCGGAGCGGGCTCGGCCACGGGGGCCTCGTCCGCGGGAGCGGCTTCGACGACGGCGGCTTCAAGTTTCTTTTCCTCGGGCTGGGCGGCCATCTCGGGCGCTTCGACCACGTCCTCGGACGCGTCGGCCATCAGCATGGCCATGATGGAATCCAGCTTGGCGCTGATTTCGGAAAGGGTGGGTTCAGCCAGCTTGACCGGCTCTGCCACCGGGGCCGCCGGGGCTGCGGGCGCCGCCTCGGCGGCTGCCTCTAATTTGACCTGTTCGGCCGGATTTTTTGAATCCATGGCCTGATTTAGTTTGTCAACCGGAAGCGCACTGAACGCCGTGAACAGGCTGGCGTTGGCGGCCGGGGTGACGACGACCGACACGTCGTAGATCTCCGTGACGGAGGCGAAGCGGCGACCGTCGATCTCCCGCGGCACTCCGGAGAACGTGATGGAAAGACCAAACTGATCCGGCATGGTCTCCGCCAGGCTGCGGACGTAGTTTGCCTTTTCGCTGTCCAGTAGCGTCAGGTCGCCCAGCAGGCGCGTGCCCTCGATCTTGAAATTTTCCACATAGCCCAGGATGTCCATGACCTGGGTGGCCCCATGGCCGTTGGTCACCTTGATCCGGCCCATGGATTGGGCCACGGCCAGGGCTTCCTGCAGGCTGGTTTCGTCGACGTAAAGATTGTGACCCTTGGCTTCGCCAATGGTCAGGATGGAGACGTTTTTGAGCTGTGTGGCCATATCGGCCACGGAGCGTCAACTAAGCCTTTTTCTTTTTGGCTTTTTTGAGTTTCAGGCCGACGGCTTTGACCACCATGTCCAGCTCTTTGTCGGACAGTTCCAGATCCGGATCGTCCTTCATGGTGAACGCCTCAGTCAGTTTCTGCTCCGGCTCCTCCCTCAAAACAGCCGCGGGGTCGGTGATCTCCACCGGGGCGGACATGTTGATGGTGACAGTGCTGTTGGCCAGCTCCGGGGTGGGCGTCTGTGCGGGGGCTTCGTCGGCCGGAGGCGCGCTGGGCGGAGTCACGGATGGAGCGGCCGGAGGCGTCCCGCGCACGCCTGCGTCTTGAGCTATTTTTCTGGCGGCTTCTTCAGTCATTCCAAAAACGGTGATTAAAATGGTTTCGGCTTGAGTCGGGGTTATTAAGCCTTGCCCAATTTGCTGAATAATCGAACTCAATGCCTGGGCTCCGCCGATGCCGATACTTGTGATCAGGGGCTCGCCTTTAACCTCTCCACCGGATTCGTATGCTTTCTCAATTTTTCTTTGATCCAAAATTTCCTGCCAGTCGTCCCCTCGCTCGGCCGCGATGTCGGCCAGGGTTCGGATGCCCATTTTTAAATCCTCGCGGTCTGCCGCAGAATCACGCCCGGCGTCGATGGTGGATTTTTTTGGCGTGTGGTAGACGGCACTCCACCAGCGGTCCATCCCCCGGGGCGGGGTAAGGTCTCCGCGCTTAATGGCCTTGGCCAGCGCCCACAGGCGCACGCGGGAGACCAGCTGGGTAATGATGGCCTGGCTGATCTCATCGAACCGGCGCTGGGCTTGCGCCAACACGAACCGCTGGGAGGGGCCGGACAGGTCGGCTTTCCACAGGTATTCATACGGCAGGCCAAGGCCGGACGCCACAGCCCGCAGGAACTGATCCATAAACTCGGTCAGATTCGGGCTGGGCCGGTCGTCTTTGATCTCGCGGATCTTTCGGCCGTTGGGCACGTTCCAGATCGCCCCGGAGCCAAAGATCCGATCCGTGGTGATGCCATCGGTGGTGGTGGTTTCGGGACCAAAGAATCCGGCGCTCCCCTCCCCCTCCAAGGCCAAGCCGATGGTGGAGGACCGCTTCACGCTGACCATGGTGTTGGTTAAAATCTCCTCGCGGTCCTGGATCAGGTTCAGGCAGGTGACTAGGCGGGAAAGGCTGCGCAGCTCGTCCGCCCGGTCGCGTTCCGCCAAGACAATCAGGTCTGTGGACTGCACCTCGGTGAATTTGTCACCGTCGCCTAAGTTGATGTAGTAGGAGAGCGGCCGGCCCTGCGGGTTGACCCGGACGCCGTCGACCACGCGCTTTTCGCCATTTAGATATGGCGGGGTTTCGCAGCGGTGGGCCTCGACCATTTGTAGCTGGGGCCAATCGCCGTTTTCTCCGGCGCTCGTTAAAATCAAGAAAACCTCGTTGTCGCGCAGCATGGTGCGGGTGGCGACCTGTTGCATGGTGTTAAAATCCAGCAGGCCGCGGACGTCGCAGCTGCCCATCCAGGTGTCGAACCATTCCTCGGTGGCGCGGTTCCAGCCCTCGTCGGAGGTGCGGGCCTGGCACTTGATGCCGGGGCCGATGGAGTTGCGCACCATGCAGTCGATGGCGCCGCGGACGACGGGCGAGTTGTAGAACCAGTAGCGGGCCAGTCCGAGGACCTGCTTGCGCGATTGGGTGGTGACATCCGTGCGGGTGTCCTGCGGCTGGGCGTAGATATACTGCCGCTGGCTAAAGTCCGCAGCGCCGGCACGGACGATCCGGCCTATCCAGGATCCGATGTTCATGGATAGATCGGCAACATGCTGCCGAAGTTGGGGTAGCTGACGTTTCCGTCGCTCTTGGTCAGGAAGTTCTCAATCTCGGCCGACGTGGTAAAATCCTTGATGGATTTCCACGCGCCCAGGGCCAGTTCCGTGATGACCATCGGATTCATGCCCGGCTGGAGCTGGTAGCTGAACGATTTGCCGGCCACGGAGGCGGAAACCATTACCTTGCCCCCGTTGGTGAACGTGTTGGCCTGCCCGGCCGCAAGAGCCTCCAGAGCCAAGCGAAGGGCAACCGGATCCTTCGAAGCCTGTATCCAAAGGGAAAAGATGAGCCCACGCTCCACGCGCCCTTCATGCTGTCAATTTAGCGGCCGCCTCCTGCGGCCGGTTTTGTTCGTGCTCCAAAAACACCAGCACCAGCTTCTCGCAATCCCCCAAGTGGTTTGCGCCCACCACTTCCCACGTCAGCTCTCTCTGTCCATAGCGCAGCTTGCGCTCCACCAGCCGTTCATTCGTCAGCTGGCTGATGTAGTCGCGGCCCAGATTGCGCGGAAGCCACCAGTCCGCCCCGGTACGCTCCTTGATTTTGTTGATGTAGAGCGTGTGCTTGAAAACATTATCGTCGTACTGGACCAAGGGCAGCGTCCGGCCGAGGTGCTCGACGACCTGCTTCACCACGCTGGCCCGCATCCCGGCACTGGCTGCACGTCCCTTGCTGGCCCAAAACTTTCCGGCCGCCCGGATCACAAATTCATACACGCCGCCGGTCCTCCGGGCCGCGTAGCCGGAGTCCACAAATCCACCCAGGCAGCTCATGCCTTCCCCCTCCTTGCCGCGCACCGGATACTTTTGCCCAAACTTTTGCAGGACTGCGTCCCAGCCGATCAGCTGGCCGTAGTCCACTAGCGCGCTCCATGGCTTACCTGCGTTTTTGCCGTAGGCCCGGATCGTGTACCACAGCTCCGTCTGCTGTACGTCCACCGCCATCATCAGCCCATCCGGATCCATCGGGCACTCGCCCAGCAGATATTCCGGGCTGGCCTTGATAACATCCTCGACGGCGCTGGGCTTAACCGTGGCCGCGGCCGGAGTCCATGGCTTGGCCAGATAGCTGTTCACAAAATGGTGCAGCCCGCGGATGCTTTCCTTGTCCTGGATAAACATGACAGCCAGCTCGCCCCAGGTCTTGTGCGGGCTGTAGAGCGCGTTGA